AAAGCAAATGGATCGTTATTAACATTGCCCCATACATCTTTAATAACAAACTCATCATGTATTTTAACATTCTTCATAAAATCTAACAAAAAATATTTAATTTTTTCAGAAAGAATTTTAAAACTTTCATATTTTTTTTCTAAACCAGATTTAGTTTGATAAACACCCACACCACTTCTTTTTTCATTTCCATTATTATTTAATTCTAAAAATATATCTTCTATTAATTTTTTATTTAAATCATTGGCATCCAACATACCATATCTAATTGGTATAGCAAACGCAGAAATATCTTTTTTAATCATATCATAAATCTCAATAAAATTATTTCATCTTTTCTAAAATTAAAGTTAACATATTTTTTATATCTTTAACTTCTTCTTTTAGATTATCTATTTCCTTATTTTTTTGTTTTTTTAATTTATATGCTTTTAAAGCACTATTATCAGTATTTAAAACACATCCTGTATTGTTATTATCTCTTACAAAACTATCTTCTGTTTCTTTCATATTATACCTGTAAACAAATGCCTCTCACATCATTTAATCTAGGAACTCTTACAGGATTAGATGATAGTAGAACTATTTTTAATGCTACTTCTTTATATCCTACAAATCTAGATCCATCAGAGTTTTCATATTCTACTATACCATCACCACCACCAGATGCAAACACATAATATACAGCAGCAGTATTTGTTGATTCTAATCCATTATCAACTATCATACTAGTATTATTTGAAATATTAGTTATAGTTCTAACTGCAAAGTAATCAGTTGATTCGACTCTAATTCTATCACCAACTGTGAAATCTTCTGTAAAGAATGTTCCAGTAAAGAAATGTCCTGTTTCAGAAACAGATGTTGCTGATATATCTATATTTGCACCAGTTCTTGATTCTGAAAGTGCCATTTGTGTTGTATTAGAAAAAGAAACATAATATTTATTATTTTCTGTTAGGCCTGTTATTGCAGTATTTCCAGCATTAACATTATAAATCACTTCATCACCAACAGAAAAATATGTATTAGCATCTGCTATATTAATAGTATTATTAGAATTATTAACATCAGTATTAGCATTGAAAGTGTGTTCTTTTGCTGATATAGTAGTATTACTTGATTCTATTGATACACCACCTGACAATGGATTATATATATTAACCCCTACATTTGCAAAAGCACCATAGGGAACTGCATTTATAGTTGGAACAGAAAACTCATATTCTATAAAATTTCTTGTATTTGTTGGTGATGAGTAAACAAAACTTCCACCATTATCATATTGTAATTCTGTCCATACCTTATCATTAAATTCTTGAGGATCTTGATCATTCCAGAATTTAGCATAAACTTTAACATCAGTATCTGCAGGTCTATAAGCAGTCATATAAACCTTTAAATCTTCTGCTTCTTGTCCATCTGCTAAAACTATTTTTTTAGAAATGTATTTTGATAATGCATTACCATATCTTGTATGTTCATCTGTATAATCATTATTAATCAAGTTTTCAATAAAAAATGAAGATTTTCTAGATAAGTTTATAGCAGGTGAAGTCAAATTAGATTGACTTTGTAAATTAATGTCAAAAATAGAAGATTTATTTAATGACAAGCTGTTTATTTCATTTGATTTAGACATTGCATGTCGTTCAGTGTCAATAAATTGATAATCATATTCATTAACAACATTATGATATGCAGAATCTGTAATATTTAAATTTGAAGTTCCTTTAAAATTATAAGTTAAAGATGTTCTAGATGGTTGAAGAACTCCAAACTTTGGAACTACTGCATGATATTTTAAGTTATCAACACTAGTAACATTAGAATATGCTATTAGTTTTGATTCACTAATAGATGAGTGATATTCTTGTGTATTACTTGTATTAATTCTATATACTGCTATAACAGGATTTACAGTATTAGAGAAATATGTTGTAGTGTTTGCTGTAGATGAATCTATCCAAAGTTCGCCTTCTGCTTCATTAATGTATTGAACTCTACCAGAAACTGAATTTGCTAGAGTATTAGAAAAAATATTAAGAGTATTTTGAGTTGATATTGAACCATTTACAGTAAGAACAACATCACCGACAGATATACCTAATGAAGTATTTGCTCTTGTAAATCCTTCCAATGATAAATATTCATCATCTTCATTTTTAAATATAGCATTTCCATTTAATTGATTAAACTTTGCTCTATAAAGATTAAAAGTTATATCTTCTTTTTGAATAGCAGTCCAAGTTTTTCTGTTTGCTGAGATAAACATAATTCCAGAATATGGATTTGAAAAGACTTGTTGGTCTGTTGTTACATCAAAATCTCCAGTCTCACTAACCCAAATTGCATAATTTGGATTTCCTGCATCTGGTTCAACTATAAAAGCATAATCTTTATTGGTCATTAGGTAAACTGGAAAATCTAATTCAAAAATAGTTTCCACTAAAGGTTCGCCAAAAGTGGGACCTGCAGAAATAGATATTTCAGATTCTGTTAAATGTGCTCGTCCAATAATTCTAGATTGGTCAGGCATATTATTTTCCATTTCACAAATTAAAACTGAACATCCAAGCGTTCTATCTTTATGTCTAAAATATAGACCAACACTATTTAAATATATTCCTGTTATTTCGGCTGGTAAGTTTTCAATAGTGAACGATTGAGCCATCGGATCACCACCACCTATATCAATACCAGCATCTTCCTCAAACTCTAACGAAGTCTGAACTGTAGTTAAAGTTCTTCTTTGTGAAGTTGATAGTGTAGATAATTGTGGTTGTCTCACAACAAGTGTAGTAGAACCTTTAGTAACAGAAATAGATTCTGCCATATAATTAGTAAATGCTATAGTTGTTCTAGCATCTTTCCCTTCTGAAAGATCTCTAACATTATTTAATTCAAAAATTCTTTCACCAGTTCTAAATGTTCTTTCTGGTATTCTAAAAAGTCCTATAACAGTTCCGCTTTCATTTGCTACTAATTGTGTGCCGTATTCTCCATCTTGGTTTACTATTCTATCTTCAAGACCTTCTTGTGGCTCAGTCAAACCAGATAATTCACCAGGAGCACAATGCTCATCAACATTATCACTATCAAAAAATACGTGTATATTACTTCTAGGTTTCATACCAGTTGCTATGAATGCAACAACTCTTGATCTCATATATGGATTTAGAGATATGTCTTTTACATATGCACCCAAGTCTATATTTTCTGTTAGGGTATTTACTTGCAGTTGATTTATAATTTGCTCTTGAACTGTTGTAGTTGTAGTATTTGTTTCAAATACTAACGACCTACCTCCATCGAGACTAAAAATTGGTTGCTGTCCAAGGGCTCGTTCTGGGGTAATAGAAGTACTAGAAATATTTCTCCAATCACCAAAAATAGTTCCAAATGGAGAAGCAGCAAATTGTTCCCATGGTGTTGAAAGATCAATATTTACATTGACATTAGGAACAATTGATTCATCTTGAAAATAATCATAATTTGGATATAATTCTACATTACCATTCCATTGCCAAGCAGATTCGGTACAATTTCTATATTTTGTCGAAAATTCTTGTGATATATATCTTTCATCTTCATAGTCTAATAATACTAATGGACCTCTTCTCTTAACATTAGAAGATTTTACAGAATCTGAAGATGTACTTGGTGTGAATTTAAAATCTATATTATGTTTATCAAAGAAAGGTCTTGCTACAGTTTCATCTTTATCAATAGAAATTTTATATTCAAAATCAGAAATATTTCCTATGTTATGAGAATTAAATGGATCAGCAAATATACCATTTTTAAACCTATCAAGACCATTGACATCAGGTATAGTCAAATCTTTTGCTTTTTGCTCAAGAGCATTTAGAACTGTATAATATTCAAGTCTTTTTAATCTTCTATCTATTGCTCCAATATCTTTCATAGTATATCTACGATTGGACTTATCATATATTTTTATTTCTGGAGAAGACTTATAAATCTCATATTCTCTTCTTGTAGCAGAAGGATATGGTGGAACAAAAGTTTCTTTTAATAAAACTTGATCGTTTTCAACAAATGGTGCTTGTGGTATTTCTGATGGAACACCTTGATTTACTATAAATTCACCAATTGGATTTATAGTAATAATATCTATTCTAGGCAAATAATATTCATAATCTGCTACAAAATTACTATCAGGAACAATCATATGTTGCCCAGTTGCTGGTATAACATAATTATTTGTATTTAATCCTGGATTGATAGTAGCAGAACCTTCTGTAGAAGAAGAAACAGCAGTGTTTGATTTTATTGCTCTAAAATCAATAAAGTTTCTTATTTCTAAACTATTTTCTACTGGTAATTCTATAGTCTGTATAGCATTTGTATTTGCAGTATTAACATCATCTATAGGATATGATTCAACAGAAAAGAATCCTACTGAAGCAGAAGTGTTTGCGGTAAAGTGGTCTAATTCTATCAAAAACTTAGTAGAACCTGATATATTAGATGCATATTCAGGTTTTATAAATAATCTAGAATGTTCTAATGTATCTTCTCTGTTGCCTCTGTCTAGATTAAACCAAGTTGTTCTATTAGGATTTGTGTTTGCATATGTTGTACCAACATAAATATTTCTAATTTTATGAACTTCAGAAAATCCTAAGTCCCAAGGACCTACACTAGTAGCAACATTATTACTACAATCAATTTTTACAAACTTATTTTTATTTATTATTTTAGGTATAGGGGTTGCTTGATTTCTATTTACAGGATATGATGCATAAATGGTTTGAGAACCACTATCTAATGTTAAACCCAAATTAGCAGAAAATGAGGTGTTAGAATTTATAGTAACATTTGCAAGTGGTAATGGGGTTCCTGTGACAAAATATTTACCAAATTTACTTGCTGTATTAGATTCTGAAAATGACGAATCCACTGTTAAAGATGTGCTATTCCCAATAGATACAATTCTTTTTATATATGTTTGTGTTGAGTTTGCATAAACTCTAATATTAGAATTTGCTGTCAATTCATTTGTAAAATCTGTACCATCTCCTGTAACGGCAGAAGACCCCGCAGTTATAGAAACATTTCCTGTTAAGTTAGCAGAATATGCGTTTGAAGATAAAAATATATCATATTCTTCTAATAAAGAACCAGTTAATACAGAACCAGTAGACTGATTAAGTCTTTCTGTTGAAGCACCAGTTGCTGGGGTGTCAAGTGTTATTGTCAATATACCAGACCCATTTATAGTGCCAGATTTTATCTGAGAATAAACAAAGTTTGTATCACCAATTCCAGTATTATTTGTTAATCTTTTTACTGCAAGAAATCCACTATCAAACACTGAAGATTTTTTAGTTGTGTCTTTTAGTTTAGCAATACCACCTTCCAATACAACATCTGCTTTAGCATCACCAAAAGAACCAGACATATAAAGACTTTTTACATCAGAGGAAAAACTTTTTCCAGAATTCATTTGAATATTAAATAAGTATACATAATATTTTCCGGTAGGACTACCCTTTACCCCTTCTTCAAACGAAACTGCTCTAACATTTGCTTTACCAACAGATGTTCCAACTGGAGTTGATGTACTTCCTTCATATTCAGATATAGAATTTTGTGGAGAATCGTAAAGAGTTACTTCAGAAAGTTGTTCTGTATCAAAAACGCCCACAAATTCATCACATATGACATAATTGCCATAATTTGCTGTAACAATCTGATTTTCCGCAAATTCAGTTGCTGTTGCTCTATCTGCTTCAACATTAACAGTGGATATTTTTTCTATTCTATTACCACGAACATAAGCAATACCAGAAGACATTTCATAAAAGAAAGATTGTGAATTAGAAGAATTAACTCTTGTTTCAGCAGTGAATGGTTTAATAAAATAATCACCAGATTCTTCATATGTTCTTTTTGCTAACTCTTTTTGAATAGCATTATATTCAGTTATATCTCTTTGCTGTGTTGGTTCATTTGAATCAAATTCTACAATAGAAAAGAAATTAGTATTTGAAGTGTCTGTTTTTAATTTTGCTACTAAAGTAGGACTTAATTTTAATCTATATGCACCAGGAGCATTTTCGTTAGGATAACCTAAAGCATTATCTGTTAAACTTAAATCTTCTTGATCGTTTACAATAGTTTCTGCTGTTTCAAAACCAACAATATATCCTGTTACGTTTGTAGAAAATTCATTAACAGTTACAACTTGTGGTTCTACTCTTGAAAAAAATCCTTTTTGAAAAATTATACCATCTGAAACACCAACAGAATAAGACTGGCCATTAGAAGAAAAACTGCTATTTGAAGGAATAGTATTTACTGTATATAATAAATTATTAGCATCTAATGTTCCAAACTCATTTTGATTTTCAGAATATATGTAAAGAGTGTCTCCTGGTAAAAATGTAGAAACTTTATTATTAGAAGAATCTGTACCAAAAGTTATATAATCAAGATAAAGTCTATTAGTATTTGGTGCAGTTGATTTAAGTCCATTTTTTGCTAACTTAATATTAGCTCTAACAGCATTATTTGAATCTGTTGAATTTGTAACAATATATGTTTGAGGATCTAATGAGTAAACATTTAGATCGGTAGGAAGGATTGTAGATTCTACACTATTTGCAAAATATATTTTATCTTCAATAGATATATAATCTAAATTTGGATAATAAAGTATTGCAACACCGTCAACTATAGTGCCATCTTTAAAAACATTGTTACCAAATCTTTCAATTTGTTTTTGTAAAATTGTTTGTAATTGTGTCAATTCTCTTGCTTGAACAGCAACAGAAGGTCTAAACAAAATTTTATAAAAATTTTTATTTTCATCATAATCATCAAAATATGGCGAAACATTAAAATTTGTTTTTAAAGATGACATACTTATTTTCCTATTATAACTTAATAATCAGCTTATATGCTTCATTTTGATTGTTTGAACGATTTACATTATTTATACTTTGCGTATAAAAAGGAACTAAATCTTTATAATAAATATCACCAGTTTCATTTATTGTCTGAATTGTTGTAGTATTGCTTCCTGCTGCATTTGTAACAGATTCTCCTTCTTGAAAATCTTTATCACCAGCAACATAAACCTGAGTAGAATTAGAAAATACTACATAACCAACTGCTTTACTGTTAGCACCTTTAATTTTTTCACCTGTAACAAAAGTATGTGCAGGTGTTACATTTGCTTTTAGTACTTGATCAAAAGTACTAGTGGTGTACACATTTCCTTTTGAAAAATCAGAATCCAAATAATAAACATCTTTTACAATACCTATCTTGTTGTAAAGTGTATTTGATGTTACTATTGTATTAGATTCATTATTTGAGAATTTAAAGTTAATACCTAGTCCCTGAACATTCAATTCATTTTCTGGACTTGAACCGTGACCACCAGGAGGATTTATAATAGGATATAAATTTGCTCCAGAACCAGATGGACTATCTATTGATACATTCGCCCAAGAAACAAAAGTTCCTTTGGTTAAAACTGTTACGCTGTGAATAGAATTTGAAGAAGCATTAATATTACAAAATGCTGTTGGTGCTATATCACCATCAGTCTCTATAACAATATCAGGAGCAATAGAATATAAAGTTACACCAGGAGTTATGTTATTAGTATTTGCAGAAGAAGTAAATTTAACAAACTTACCAGAAGCATTAGATGTAAAAGTATCTACTTTTAATAACTGAGATGTAGAAACTGTATTGTTTATTAAATATATCCCACAAGTATCATAATGAAAACTATCACCTACAGTATTAGATTGAACTTGTATTGTTGATGTATTGATAACTGCCTGTACAGTACCATTAGAATATCTATCGTACCCAACACCATTATTTGCAATCACAATAACTTCCACACCAGCGTTATTTCCAGCAGCTGCAACTATACTTGAATTGGTAAATAGTGGAACATAATCTGTTGTTGCAAATCTGTCATAGTTTGTTGTGGATATAGATGAAATATATCTCCAGATATAATTATCTGCAGTTTGAAATGATGTTGGTTGTGTAGGAGTAGATATAGAACTTGGATTTACAGTAGAGTTAGCATTATTAGCATTATCAATACATTTATAAATATGATAATATCCACCAGGAATATCTGGAGATGTGATAGTATAATAATTTGTATTTGTAAATAATGTATTTGAGGTATTATCATATCTTTCATATACAGTATTCGCTGACCAAGGATTATTTTTAATAACTGGAACTATATCTGTATTTGAAAGTTTTTTACCAAACAACATTAACCAAGAATTTATGAAAGAAGTGTCATAATCACTATCAACTGCTGTTGGTAAACCGTTAGAGTATTCTAGTGGATGTGAAGCGAAAGCATAATAATGAGAAACATTTGCTTCAATACTTTCTAAAATATCTTGTATTAAATTTTGTTTAAATTCAGGTAGAATTTTTGACATTATTTACCTATTGCAGTATAACTTACTGATTTTGCTGTTACATTTCCAGTTCTTACATTTGCAGTAGAAGTATTTGATGCAATTACAATGGACTGGTATGTTGAATCATATGCACCAGCAATATTTGTTGTTACTGTAAGTGAATATAATCCTGTTGGGAAAACATTGGCAAAAGTAATATCACCTACAGTTGTATTAGCATCAACGCTACCATATTGAATAATAAGACCATTAGGAAGATAAGTAAATCCGTTAGCACTTGTATCAGATGTTCCTAAAGTCAACCCAGTATTACTATTTACTGTTACAGATGTAGCATTTACAAGAGAACTATTTGCTGTGGTGTTTACTGTAGAATTACCAACAGTAATTGTTCCTTCTGAAACAGTAATAGATGATGTAGAATTAGATACTACAATAGTTGAACTATTTGATGTAGTATTAACAGTAGAGTTACCAACTAAAATTGAACCAGAAGTTGCTGTAACTTCTGATGTAGAATTAGAAATTGAAACTGTAATGCTATTTGCGACTGTATTAACAGTAGAGTTACCAACTAAAAGTGAACCAGAAGTTGCTGTAACTTCTGATGTAGAATTAGAAATTGAAACTGTAATGCTATTTGCGACTGTATTTACAGTAGAATTTCCAATTAAAATATTATTTGCAGCAGTTGCATTATTAGATGCAAAAGTAAAGGCAGAATAAACTTCATTAAAATTGTCATTTACTTTGTCAAAAGCATCTCGTAACGGATCACCAGTTCCGTCATTCGCTGTTGTGCCTATTCCTATTGTTTGTTTTGCCACTTCCTACGACTCCTAAATTAAGAAACAAAATCTGCTAATGGTAACATTCTATCAACCGTATAAGTTCTGTCAGCAGTAGCAAAGAAAGTATAACTATCCACAGTAACAACATTATTATCAGCTAGTAAAA